ACGCAAGACTATCGCGTTCCCTTTGATTGTACGGTTACCGCCGTCCGGCAGTCGGACTCGGTATTCTGTGTCGAAGTTTACTCCTTCGGATATGACGGCCGTAAACTGGGCCTCTGTTGCCTTCAAGTCATCGGGATGAACATGGCGCGACCAGTCCGCAAAAGTGCCTGTAAACGATGCGATATCAACCCCATGAAGATCCATAGATCTCTCATCCCATTGCAACCTGCCGGTCAAGATATCGAATTCCCAGACCCCGAACTTGCCCGCCTGCTTTGCAAGCTCGAGGGTTTCATTCAGCTCAATGACCTCCGCGGTCTTCCTCAGGTAATGGAGTGCAAGCCCAACGATCATCGCGGTAAACGTCACCGACAGAGCGTTGGCCAAAAAGATGAAATACAGGTCGTTCTGAAGCCATTGAACGGCACGGTCGATCGGGTGGATCAAAAAGAACATCGCCGCTGCGCCAGCGAAGGAAGCCAAGATCAACAGAATAATCTTGCTCGGCGTCCAAACGTCTTGTGGCGTCACAATACGAAAATGTCTGAGCGATAATCCGATCAGGAAATAGACATAATAAACCACCATTCCTGAGAAAACGAAATCCCCGCCAACAAATCCCCGGGCTAACCCACCTAGCGTGGCTGCTAGTAGCCCTGCGATAGGGCCGCCTAGAATGCTTGCCAAGATCACTGGTCCAGCTCTTGCATCCGCAGTCGCGCCGTCCCCAAGTGGGACTGGAGTTGCTGTCACTAGAAACGCGATCAACCCGAAGCAGAACCCAATAAGTAGTTTTGTGCCGGTTTCACCGAGGATACTTTGGCTTCGCTGAACCGCGAAAAAGCCCACACCGACAAAACTGAGTAATATCAAGTTGTCGAGAATCTGAAGAACGGTTTGCATGCAAAATAGGTCCTGCTTCGCGACTTGGAGATGATAGTGCTTCCGTCGATAATCACGTCGTAGCCCAAAATGTCAAAATGTTCCATTGCTTAACCGGCTAACGGCTGTCTCGCAGGTTGGTCAAACCAAGGCATGCCTTCGTGAACACGGACTTATGTGTCGAGCCACCAGAGATACTTCCACACGTTTTGCTACGGGTCATTGCTGCTACAGCGAATCTTAGGTCTCCCCCTGAGAGCCGCTGGCGTTAGCGTCACAAACAGAGGAAACCGGACATTGAAAGGCGTAAGACAGAGGGCAGTTTTGTCCGCATAGCAGCTCTCGGTGTTTGGCGTGGCGAAGGGCAGGTCTTTCCCACACTCCAGCCTGATTACCCACGCGTGCAGCCATCACACGTCCACTTCCACGACTGGCAGTGTCACCTCACATGCGACTGCCCCGTGCTGCATCTCGATCCGGTCCGCGTCCGAGCGTACGGCGGTCAGGAAGTGCACCTTGGTGGCGAGCGGCACCGCTTCGCCAAGGTTTGATGAGATCATCAGCCGATGATCGAAACCGTCTTGCAATGCAGCGGTGATCGTTCGGAACCGCAGTGCGCCCGGTATCTCCAGCATGATGTGCTGACCGACGTAAGAGGCGAGGGGCGCGATGGGTTCCACGCGCATGAGTGTTGAGCCTGCCGTCATGGCGGCGCGCAGGTGCAACTCATTGCCCCAGGTCGGCAGCCAGAAGCTGGCCTGGCGCCCGCGCAGTGACCAGAGCCAGCGGCGCAAGCTTGATCGCCCAGCGGGACCCTGCGCCCGCAGCGTCATCGTTTCAGAGCGCTCGAACAGATCGCGGATCGGCTCGACCACCACCGGGCCGAAGCCGTTGTCGATATATTCAACCGCGCGGCGCAGGCTGGTGGCCAGCGGGCGTCGCACAAGGCTTGGATCGGTTTGCACCGGGCGCCCGAGATAGGTCGGCATCGCCGGTGCTGTGAGGTCTGGCGCACCCTGCAACAGGAAGCTTGCAGTGACAGTGCCATCGCCCTGATGCCGGCGGATAATCTCGATGGCCGAGGTCAGCACGCCTGACCGGACCGGCGCGACAGTGGTGCGTTGTGCCGCTAACGTCAAAGCGGGAAGCAGCAGGGCGAGGGGCTCGGCCAGAGCCAGCCGGTCGGGCTGCACAGCGGCGATTGCCACGGATGCTGCATCGCTCCCATCGACCGCGATGCCGGCGAGTGCACCCGCCCGGAACTCTGACCTGCCCGTGTCCATCAGGATCTCTGTGTCACCCTGTTCCAGATCCTTGTTTGGCTGCATGGCCATATGCCAGAGCGGCACGTACCATGCGCCTGCAAACCCGGTCCGCGCCAGTGCGGCCGCCCGCGCCATGCCCCGGGCATCCATCCGATGCCGGAGGGTCACGATCTCGCGGGGCAGGGATCTCAGCGCGATGCGCTGCTCGCCTGCGCGGGCCTGCAACACATCGGTGCGCCATTCGAGGACCTCGGTGATCTCCTGCGCGGCCGGGAAGGGCCAGAGGGGGAGGGGGCTCTCGGCCTCAGGCATTGAAGGCGCTCCGGTTGCGGCGGATGACGTTGAGGATCGCCCGCTCGCCCGCGGGCGTTGCCAGGTAGTCGCCCACGATGGAGGGGTCGAGGACGTTGATGATGCGGGTGGACATCTCGGGCGCCGGGGGCGCTGGTGCTGCCTGGGTCGCCCCTTCGCCGTTCATCTCGACACCCAGCCGACCGCCGCGACCGCGTCTGAGCGGCAGGATCGCCTCAGGGCCCGCCTCGCCCATGAGGCCTATGCCGCGTGCAAAGGGAAAGACCGTGGGTCGGTTGACCACGCCGCCACGCGCGAAGGCCGTGAGTTCCTGACCTCCCGCAAAGGCGCCGCCGCGTGCAAAACCGAAGAGACCGCCCAGGGCGCTGGTCAGTCCACCAAGAAGGCCCCCGCCACCACCGCCCGATCCGGACAGAGCCCGGACGAGCGCGTCCTCGATCGGTTTGAAGGCGGTATCGATCAGCCTGTTGGCAAGGTTCTGGGCGATCCCGGATATTGCGCTCGCGAAGGTTTGCCAGCTGAGTTCGCCCGACTTCAGCGCGTCTTTTATGGGCCCGGTGATATCGTCGGCCAAACCCCGCGCGATCTCCTGCACGCGCTCAACCGCTGCCCCGGCCGCGTCCCAGGACTGGCGCGCGACATCAGCGGCGCTTTGCAGAGCTCCTCCGGCACGGCCAGCGGCAGCCGCTGTTTCATCGAGCGTGGCTGCCGGTCCACCTGTCTCATCACCCGCCAAGGCCGCATTGAGGCGATCCGCAGCTGCCGTGGCTCCGTCGAGGGAGGTCTCGGCCTCGGTTCCGGCCGCACGCATCGCCGTGCGTAAAGCCTCCATGGCCTCAAACGGCTGCAGGGCACCATCGGCGAGCGTGGTCGCGGTCTGCCTCCAGCCTGCGGCCGAGGCAGCGGCCTCACTGGCGGCGCCTGTGAGACCCAGATCCGGAACGGCGAGCGCGTTGTCCGCGAATGCAGCGGCAAAGGCATCCTGCGCGGCTGTGGCTGCTTGGGTCGCAGCCCCCGCAAAGCGGTTCTCGAGTTGCCCCAGATCAAGATCGGCAATCAGGCCAATTCGTCGCTCAACGCCAAGCGCTTCAAGCCCAGAATTTACGCCGCCGATGAAGCCATTGATCCGGGAGACGACGCCATTCAGCATCGCCTCGACGCCGAGGGTCAGGCTGTTTGCGGCCTGAAACGCGAGATCACCAATCGCAGCGGGCAATAGCCCCCAGACAGCCTTGATCGCCTCAAACGCCCCCTCAAAACTGTTCACGGCCGCATTTGCAAAACCGACGACGCCCGTCAGCGCGCCCTGCATCCCGGCAGCCGACGCTGCGTGCACGTCCGCAAAAGCCGCCATCGCAGAGGCTGCAAAACTGCCAGAGCCCATCTTGATCCGTTCCCAGACCTCGCCTGCGAGGTTGCCCAGCAGCGCCATGGCGTTGCCGAAGCCGCCAGCGCCGGAGACAAGCCGGCCGAACTGGTAGATCAACTCACCCGCACCAACGATCAGTGCGCCGATCCCGGTGCGGATCAATGCTCCACGCATCACCACAAGCGCGGTTGCAAGGCCGCGTACGGAAATCGCAGCGGCGACCAGTGCGGCCACCCAGCGCCCGGCGAGGAGGGCTGCGAATGTGCCCGCGTAGGTGGTCAGACGAGTGATGTGGTCGAAGAGACCCCGGATGGCGATGCCGAGCGGGCCTGTGCGACTGGCCACGGCCGCCATGGCGTTCGCCACCGCTTCGAGCGCGGGGGCTGCGGCAACCGCCAACTGGTTCGACAGCCCGCGCCAGACGAGGCCAAGTCGGGATATCGCGTCATTGGTGCGCTCGATCTGGTCGGCATCTTGTTCGGAGACGACGACACCAAAGGCCAGAACATCTTCGGTCGCCTGACGCAGCGTCGCCGTGTCGATCCGCGACATGGCGATCGAGCCTTCTTCGCCAAAGAGCTGACCCGCAACAGCAGCGCGCTCGGCGACCGGGACAAACTCCTCGATGGCCGCGTTGATCGCCCCCACCCGCTGATCCAACGGCAGGGCAATCAAGTCGGTGGCAGACAGTCCCAGCCTCTCCAGCGCGTCGGCGGCGGGGCCAGACCCGGCAGCCGCTTGGCTCAGCCGTCGCGTCAGATCCTTGGTCGCCTGTTCGATGCCTGATATGGAGACACCGGCCAGCTCGCCCGCACGTTCCAGAGTCTGGATCGAGGCCACCGTCGTGCCCAATGATTGCGCCAGCTTGGCCTGCGCATCGACGGTTTGAAGCCCCGAGCGGACCATGGCGACGCCTGCAGCAGCGGCGGCGGCAACCGCTGCGGCTGCTGCTATCCGAACGCGCCGCGAGAACGCCGCAAGCCGGGTGTTGGCCGCTTCCATCTCTCGACTAAGGCGGCCGAAACCACGCGCCCCGGCCTCGCTGACACCTTCCAGCTCGGCGCGCACCTGTCGGCCGCCGACCGCGGCAAGGCGGACAGAAACGCGTTTCTCAGCCATTGGAATGATCCATCTGTTCGTTGAGTTTTGCGACCATCATCGCTTCGATGACGGGCAGCAGTTCGGCCATCGCCAGCGGCGGGATACCGAGAGCATCACCAAGCGCCAGCGCTGCTGACATATCCCAGCCGATCACGGCACCGGGCAGCATGCGAAGTTGGCCGCCGAGGCGACCGACGAGGTCCCAGACCTGCCAGCCCTCAAAAGTGGCGGGTCGGTTCAGCTGCGCCGGGCAGTCTTTGCACGCTTCTGTGCAGGCTTCGCAATACCTCTCGCCCCCGCCGAAGGACCATTCGGCGAGGGCGTAGAGACGTTTTTTTCCTGTTCCAGCAGCAGGCCCTTGGTGACGTAGGTCAGCTGGAAGGCCTCGAAGATCGGCCAGATATCGAGAAGTGCGTCGATGGCGTCGGGACTGGGGTCAATGGGATTGCCGTCTGCGTCACCGATGCCTTCCCAGGACAGGACTGCCCGCCGCGCCAGCGCTTTGGCAAAGGCAACGGCGCGTTCCTCGTCAGACGCGCTCTCAGAGACCGCCTCCACGCCGGGGTCGCTGCGCGTTGCAACCATCAGCGCCGTGGTCAGCGGGCGCAGCTGCAGCCGGACGCCCGGCGCGAGATCATGCCAACGCGGCTGGTTCGTCAGATCGAGCGTGAGCATCAATAGGTCTCCACATCATTCACGAGGGTGGCGGTGCACATCCGGCCGACGGTGCTGTCGCGGGCGGCCTGCCAATCGAAGGTCGCCTGCACGCCCTGCGGCCCGGAAATCTCGATGCGCGGACGCGGCAGATAGACGGCGTGCACGGTGAAGATGAAGCTCTCGCCCGAGGGCAGCACGTAGGCGAACTCAAGCTCGCAGGGGTCGCCATTGATCGCCTGTGTCACCAGCGTCTGGTCGGCGAAGCGCACCTCGATGGAGCCGGTCAGAGCCGCGATGGAGGGGTCCGCGCCGTCAATGCGGCCGTCCGAGCGGATCGTCTCGATCCGGTCGAGGGTGTTGGCATAGGTGATGTCGGCCGAGACGACATTGCCGAGGGCGGTGCCGTTTCGCGTGATGGCGCCGTTGAAATGGCCGAACCGCCGCAGGGCCAGATCAGCAAGCGTACCTGCACT